TGTGTTCTATTTGAACACTAATCCAGATGACAAGATTTTCTTCTATCGTTCTGGCTGGCAACAGATCAAGTTTCCACCTGAAGAATGGAACTTGTACAACTCCGAGAGCTGGTGGTTTGAAGCGATTACCGGAAGATTGATTTTGTTTCCATCGTCGCTAGAGCATAACGTGCCGACGGTTCATGGTGATGACGTAAGAATAAGTATGTCGTTCAACACGTTCCCTGTCGGTGTGGTTGGCGATGAATTAAGTTTGACTGCATTAAAACTGGATGCTTGAATGGCGCACTTTGCCGATGATGCAAACTGGCAACCGCCAGTAGCAATGCCGACAGATGGGGAAGTGTATTCATGGGATGAGCAAGCTCAACAATGGATTGAAAGTGTGTAAATGTTAGGTTTCTCGCCGTTAGCCTCAGCGACATTCTCAAGTACCGGAGATAATCCGGTATTTGCGTCTGCTGCGATTAGTGCGACAGCGACAGTATCTAGTAATGCAGTTGTAGATCATCGTGCTGTAGCGGCTGTAAATGCGTCTGCTACGGTATCTGCGGCAGGAGGCCTGACCTATAGTGCTGCTGGTTCTATTTCAGCCTCTGCGACGGTTACGGCTGATGCTTACCGAATAGTCCATTTCTCAGGGGCTATTAACGGAACAGCAACAGTTACAGCATCAGGATTTAGGCAGGTATTTGGTGATGCCGCAATTACTGGTACTGCTCAAGTTACCGCTATTGGTAACTATACGATCTTTGGTACAGCGGCTATAAGCGGTACAGCGAGTGTTTCGGTTGTAGCTGGATTGCTTGTCTTTGGTACTGCTGCGATCAATAGTAGTGCGACTGTAACCGCCTCTGGATTCCTAACCTTTAACGTACCTGCGAGTATTGATGGAACGGCTGAACTATCAGTAACTCCATCGGTAACATCAAAAGGTATTGCATCTATCGTTGCAAATGCGACAATAACGGCTAAGGGTTACATTGTTGGCGAGGAATGGGTAGATATAACACCAGAAACGAATGTCTGGTCTGATATTCCTGCAAGCAATGATTCATGGAGTGTGGTTGAGGTCTCTGCGGATTCATGGAACAACATAAACCCAAGTTCAAACGCTTGGACATTAAAGCCTACTGGGACTGACGCATGGCTGAGACAAAACTAATCTTTGGTGAATGGCTACCAGATCAGCCCGGAGTAACAGGGGCGATTACTGACGCTAAGAACTGTTATCCAGTTGCTAACGGTTATGCGCCATTAGCTTCAGAGGCTGATTATTCTGATGCTGCTGCTCAAAACCTGCTTATTACGTTTGCCGGTAAATTTGGCGGTGAAGTAAGTTTATTTGCTGCTGGAGCGACTCAGATTTATAAGTTTGATCCGTCTGATGCTAGTTTAGATGCGGCAACAACAACAGGGTATTCCACGGTTGAGAGTTGGGATGTAACCCAGTACGGGTCTAAGATGATTCTGGCTAACGGTCAGGATAAGCTACAGTCTTATGAGATTGGCGTATCGACTTATTTTGCTGACCTAGCTGCGGCGGCTCCTACGGCTAAGTTTGTCACAGTAGTTCGGGATTTCGTTGTTGCGGCTAATGACGGAACGGATACGAACAAGGTCTACTGGTCGGACATTAACGATGAGACAGACTGGACTCCCGGTGCTGCTTCTCAGTCGGACTTCCAAATCATCCCTGACGGTGGTGACATTACAGGTTTAGCGGGTGGCGAGTATGGTCTGATCTTCCTAGAACGTGCCATATATCGGATGAGCTACACAGGCTCCCCGTTTTTCTTTCAGTTTGATGCGATCTCAAGGTCGTTAGGATGTATCTCTAACGGTTCGATTGCTCAGTACGGTGGGCTAACGTATTTCCTAGCAGATGACGGTTTTTACTCCTGTGACGGTCAATCAACAAAGTCTATTGGTGCTGAGAAGGTTAATAGATGGTTCTTTGATAACTCAATTCCTAGTGAAGTTTCCACAGGAATGAGTGGCACAGTTGACCCAATTAACAAATTAGTTATTTGGCGTTTCTCAGGTACATTTTCTCGTAAGTTGTTGCTAATTTATTCAATCAATTTAGATCGTTGGTCGTATGCTGATACTACGACTACATCTATTTCTTATGTATTAACACCTTCTGCGACGTTAGAGCAGGTAGATAACTACAATTCCAACCTAGACGCTTTAGATATTCCTCTTGATTCAAGGGTATTCTCTGGTGGGCAGTTATTGTTTGGTGGTGTTTCAGGGGCTAAGATCATTGCTTTCTCTGGTCAGCCTAAGACAGCGAACATTACGACGGGTGATATAGCCATTGGTCGGTCTACGGTCACGTTAGTAAGGCCAACTGTGGACGGTGGAAGTGGGTCTGTAGCGATTTCTAGCCGGGATTTACTAAATGAGCAGGTGGAATTTGGCTCTAACGTAGCTGCTGATGCTGAAAACCGTATTTCTATCCGTTCTAACGGTGAATATCACCGCCTAAGACTGACTCCGACAGGAGATAACTGGCAAACAGCGGTAGGGATTGATGTAGAAGTAGTCAAGCAGGGTACTCGATGAGGCAATTTCGTACATTACCGCCATTTGGAGGGGATCAGAGGGCTGTTGCTGAGGTCGTTCGTGGTGTTATGGACGGAAAGACCAACAACACAGGCTTGATTACCCTAGCGACTGGTAATGCGGTTACAACGACCCTATTTGATGAGCGTATAGGCTTTGAGAGCCTTATTTTCTTCGTTCCTGTATCTGCGGCTGCTGAGGCTGATTCGGCTCCCTATGGGGCGTTTCAGGACTCTACAGACCAGACTGCGGCTAACACTACAACGGCCTATGCAGTTACGTTTAATACGACAGATTATTCAAATGGAGTTTACGTTTCCGATAGTTCTAGGCTAAACGTTAGGAATTATGGGATTTACAACATCCAGTTTTCGTTTCAATTTAAGAATACGTCAAACGATGGTCAGGACGTAGATATTTGGTTCCGCAAGAATGGGACTGACGTAGCTGGTTCTAATAGTAAGTTTTATTTGCCACCAAGAAAGAGTACGGGTGATCCTAGTCACCTGATTGCTGCGATGAATTACGTTCTGGAAATGAACGCTAATGACTATGTTCAGGTAATGTGGCGGGTTAGTGATACTGGCGTTTCTTTGGAGCAGTACCCGACTGATACAAGTCCGACTAGACCAGCAACGCCATCAACTATCATTACGGTGTCTTACCTTGCACCATCGGCTACAACGAACTTATACGTTTCTACACAACAACAAGGTCAAGCAACGATTAGTCATTGGGCTAACGCTACTGCTGACAAAACTTACGGATACATTATTGTCGGATGACGGAATTCAAATATATCGAGCCTGACCAACTAAGGAAGTGGTGGCCTAGCGTCAAGGCTGGATTAGAGAAGATTAAAGCGGTGAGTTCTGAGAGTTGGATCGTGGAGGATGTGTACACGGACTGCTGGAATCAGAAATCTGGCTTATGGGTTGGACTAGAGGATAACCATTTCAAATCGTTCTTTGTATTGCAGCCATTGGGGGAAGAACTCCATGTTTGGTGTGCTTGGACGTTAGAAAATGATTATCATATGGTGCAAAAAGGTTTACAATTCATCAAAAATATGGCAAGGGAAAGTGGTAACAAATACCTAACTTTCACGAGTCATAGGCCGGGCTGGGAACGTAGAGCCAAAGCCTACGGATTCAAGCCTCGGAAATGGATAAGCGAGGTGTGATATGGGTGGTGGCGGCGGTACTCAACAAAGCAAGACGGAAATAAGCCCGGATTTTAAGCCGTACATTAAATACTCTTTGGGTGAGGCTCAGAGGCTGTACAAGGCCATGCCGGGTGCGCCTGAGACACTAGCGGTATCTCCGTCAGAGGCTACTCAGCAAGCCCTACAGATGGCTCAGGAACGGGCTATAGGCGGTTCTCCGCTGCTTCGTGCTGGTCAGGCTGAACAACTTGCTACGATCCAAGGTCGTGGCGTTAATCCATTTCTAGGTGGTGCTTTAGAACAGGCTAACCGTCTAGCGGGTGAACGTTATACCCAGAATATCCAAGACCTACAGGCTCAGGCTTCATCGGCTGGTCGTTATGGCTCGTCTGCAATGGGTCAACAGGCTGGCAAATCTCAGGACATCTTTGCTCGTGCCTTAACGGAACAGGGTGGTCAGCTAGCGTATCAATCGGCTGAAGCTGAGAGGGCTAGACAGATTGCTGCTGCTCAGAACGCCCCACAGATGTCTGCTGCTGACTATGCTGATATGCAGCGACTCCTACAGGTTGGTCAGGCTAGAGAAGGCTACGAGCAACAGGCTATTCAGGGTCGATTGGCTGCTCAGGATATTCCGTTACAAAGATTGCAACGTGCTGCTAACGTATTTTATGGTGCGCCTCTGGAGACTACTACCACGAGTACACCGCAGGGAGGTAAATAATGGGTGCTGCTGCTGCTCCAATGTTAATCGGCTCTGCTATGGGAGCTATTACGAACCGTAAGAACCCACTACAGGGTGCGCTACTAGGTGGCGTACTGGGTGGCGTAGGTGGCTCATTTATGGGTGGTTTTGGCGGTGCTGGTAATGCTGCTTCTACGGCTATGGGTACTACGGCTGGAGGCGTTCCAGCAGCTATCACTGGTGTTACTCCGGGTGCTGCTTTGCCAGCGCAAGGTGCTGGTATATTTGCTAATCCAACAATGCCGGGTGTTGTTTCAACTAATACAAGTACAGGGCTTATTGGCTCAACGACTGCACCTGTAACGATGGCTGATCGTTTTTCTGGCGGCGTGAACGCATTAAAGAGCGACATTAGCAGTCTTGGAAATTTTGCTAAACAAAACCCAATGGCTGCTGGTCAAGGACTACAGGCGGCGGGGAATGTATTGTTCCCTGAGCCTATGGCTGCTCCTACTCCTCAAGGTTTACTAAGAGGTACTCCATCACAGGAACAGCCTCCACAGTACGCTATGGGTATGCCACAAATTAACCTGTTAGGGTGACGTATGGCGATTGAAGACTACATCCCGAATATCTTTGGTGGTGCGCCTACCATGTATCAGGGGTTGCTTAACCCACAGGATCAGGCTGCATTACAAAAACGAGCTAATCTAGGTGGATTGCTAGGTGCTGTTGGTGCATTGGCTCAGGGTATGAGTCCACAGGGTTATCGTCGTTCGGCATTGCAAAACATCTTGAGTGCTGCTGGTGCTGGCTTTGCTGGTGCTGGTCAGACATTTGAATCTGGCATTAACCAGATGGCTAACGTGCAGAAGTTGCAACAGTCACAAGCTCAGATACAAGCGATTAACCAGTTGCTGCAAGACCCACGAGTAGCTAGCGACCCTATGATGGTGGCTTACATCCGGGCTAACCCTGCTGAGGCTATCAAATACTTCGCTGAGATGGCTCCGTTGCAACAGGCATTGACTGGTGCGCCTAGTGCTGCTCCTGCTGCTGCTCCTGCTCCGGTTTCTGCTGCTCCTACTAGGCCAGAGGCTGCAATAACTGAAACGGCT